CAGTATTCTTGCGGGCTGACGTCAGGCTCCAGTGCCACCACCTTGGTTCCCGCAGCCATATACACCGCGTAACCGTCTGCCACGACAGCGCGCGTGGTTGCGGTCAGTGCAGTCGGAGGGTCAATGGAGGTGTCCTGTCCAGGTGGAATCGACCCATCAAAGTTGTTGAGACGGAACAGTTGTCCGTTGTCTGCTTGATACCTGTTGCCGTTGACGCCTGCGTAGTAGAGCAGCGCGTCACGCATGGTGTCGAACTGCGGCGTTGACACGTTTGCGAGGAAGTTGATCCAGTCCCCGTGGATGCGCTTGATGCCGTTGTCGTACTGCCTGATCGGCTTGATGCCGAGCGGCCACCCGTTGTCGGCGTACCCGCTCGGCGGCACGATGGCATCGTTCGTGCCGACAGGCGCCGTCCCCTGCGGCTCAAGCGTCACGTCGGCAGCCCAGTCGGGCGATACTGCGGGGCGAACGGGTGTCGTCATAGTGCCTCTGCCCAGAGTCCATCATCCCAGCCAAGGGACGTGTCGTCGTCAAGCCAGCCGAAGCCGGAGTTGCTGTAGTACCACGATACAGGGCGTCCAAGCACGCCTGCGCCAACAGCGCGGTCGATAACCGACAACGCTCGCGCCACCTGAGCGCTCGACGGCGGCGTAGGCGTTCCCACCTGCACCGATACCTGCTGCCACCCGGTAGTCACCGCGATGGCCACGGTGCCGCCAAGGAGCCTGCGAGCCACCTCTGCAAGCCGCCACTCCTCGCCGTGCGAGATGCGCGCCACGAGCATGGTGTTGAGCAGGTCCGCGTAGCGCGCGTCGCTCAGCCCTTGCCGGGTCGTATAGAGCGAAGCGCCGATGGCGTTGAGCAGAGCGGTCGGGGCGAGACTGAAGTCCTGCTGCCCTTGGTAGAGCTGCCAGTTGGCATCTTCGCCCATCTGCAAGAACTCGCCCGCCACCTGCACGACGTACTGCCAGTTGGGCAGGTCTGCCATGTACATGGGGAGACGGTTGGCGATTGCCTGCTGGACGTCGTTGCGCTGGTCCATGGCACGCCCCCCTAGTCTGCCACGCGCGTAGTCTCAAGTGGCATTGAGATGCCCGGAGGCTGCGCAGGACGCGTTCTGCGGGCACGGTAGGTCTGCACCGCTACCAAGGCAGCGGCAAGCCACCTCGACGCCGTGGCGGGCGACTCCCAGCCGCCTAGCGTCATCGTGAAGCCACCTTGCAGCACCACCTGCGTTGGAACCATCGACGACACCTCCGGCGGGCCACGTCGCGGGCGCGCACCTCGAGCGTCGCGGTCGACGCGCGCTGCCGGCAGCGGCTCGGCATGACACCGGCAGTTGGGCGGCTCGCCAGGATGGCCATCTGGCGGTGGCGCACCCCACTCAAAGACGGCTCCCTCGCGGCGACGGTGCTCAGGCCTGACCTTGCCGTCGAGCATGGTGCGCCACACGTACCGCTTCAACTCGCCCTGTCGAACGCGGCTGAGTCCAGCCAACAAGCTGGTGAAGGAGTCGCGGACGGCGAACTCCATCAACTTCTCGACACGTTGGTTGAGCTCCTCGACCGTTGCCGGCACCCTTACGCGGAAGCCGGGGATGAACTCGCCGGCCTTGCCGTCACGCAACAGGAGAAGCGCGGCGATCCAGCCGGCGGTGATGCGCCCGACACGGTAGTCGGTGGCATCGGCCCAGGCGAAGAGCAGCGGGTCAAGCCACGGCTCGTTGCCCATGTCGGGAGCGTAGCCGCGAGCTCGCAGGATGCGCTCTGTCTGCCGTGCATGGTGCGATGCTGCGCGGGCGGCGACGTCGTGGTAGGCGTGCCAGCTTGCAGCCGTCGAAGCGACGAACGGCAACGTGCCCATGGCGTGCCGCACCGCCTCCTCCTCCAAAGGCCAAGGATAGCGCAATGCGGTCGCCCTGCGCGGGACCGCTATCTGGCCACGGTCACTCATTCGGCGGCTGCATCATCGGGGAGCGGCGCGTTGAACAGCGCCTCGAGGTCACCACGACGGGCATCTGGGTTGGCTGCGGGGTGCGTCGCGGACAGGTCCGTCGACATCGACTGCCTGGTCTCAGCGTCAAGGGGACGCGGGATCGGAGACCAGCCAACCTGAGTGAACGCAGCGCGAACCTCCATCGGGTCGAGCACGCCAACGTCCACGAGCTTCTGCATGCCGTCTGCCCACAGGCTGAGCGTCTTGGCCTGCTCCTCGTCGGTCGGCACCTCCGTGGCCCCCCACACCACCTTGAACTTCGCGCCCTCGCTCATGGTGACGATGCCGGCGTCGAGAAGCAGGGTGCAGATGCGCTTGATCGCAGGGGTGAACCACTTTTCCTGCTCGACCGACACCCACGTCTGCCAGTTGCGGCGACCGGAGTTGTCGTCGGTCGACAGGCCGCTGGGGGACTGCCCAAGCAGACGGGTGATCGGCTGGTGTGCCGCCCCTGCGAGCGCAGCGGCAGCCGTCTGCCAGATCTTTTCGACGCCTGAGCCTGCGGTCGAGGTCGAGCGGTCGAACCCCTCGTCGTCCATGTCAATGACCATGGCTCCGACCACTGACCGCGCCTGCTGCAAGAACCGAAGGCGCTCGGCAACCTCTGCGTCCTCGCCGGCAAGGTAGGCTGCTGCGAGCCCCCTCACCTTGAGCACGCCGTGCTCGTAGTTGTTGGCGATGTTGACCATGGCTTGGTTGCACAGGTCGTAGTTGCGGATCTGCGGCCAGACGCTGTCGAGGATGGACAGACCCCACCCGTTGACGCGGATGCGGATGCGCGGGGGCACCGTACGACCCACGAACCGAATCACGCGGGAGCCGTGGAAGATACCGGTCAGCATCGGCGTAGTGAGGGCGTTGAACGATCCGGCGTACGCCGCGACCGTGTAGAACTCCGGCGACTCGGTGTTGTCCGACGGAAACAGGGACCACCGGTCAAGCGGCACGAGGCGGTTGATGGCCCGAACCTTCGACGGGTCGAGCGGCAACGCAGGGTCCATGCCGTCGTCGACGTCGATGACGATGCCGGCGCCACCGTACAGGCGAGCCCACGACCGCGCCGTCGCAATCTTGCCCAGCACCTCGAGGCGCTCCATCTCATCGAGGAACGGCTGCGGGCGGGGATCTTCGGTGTCGTCGACCAGCACTTCGCAGCCGCAGCGCGCCGCCTCATCCGGCAGGCCCTCAACGATGGTGGCGACCATCTCGTTGTTGGAATACGCGGCGTCGGCCAGTCCGTAGGCGTTGCTGAAGTTGTACCCAACCGGCCACAAGCCCATGGCCGGGTCGTACTCGGTCCCCAGGCCCCCACCGATGGTCGAGACAACATCGTCGCCGCGCACCGCAGGAGCAATCCTGCGCGGCGCAACGGGGCGCTGCGGCGCGGCCTTCGGCTGATGTCGAGGTCGATTGCGTCCCATGGCTCAGCTCACGGTGATGGCCCCAACGGATGGAACCTCGTTGTAGTCGAAGGGCAGGTTCGACGTGCCGAACGAGCCTGCGCCCTTCTTGATCTGCACGGTAGCCGACAGCACCCCGGTGGTGCCAAGCACGATTGCCTGCACCTTGCCGTAGAACACCGTATCTCCGATGTTGCGCTGCTGGAGGTATGTCGTGATGTTGTTGGCGATGTCCACGAGGTAGGTTGCGGACTGCGAGCCGTCGACAGCGATCCCGGTCACCTGCACGCTCGCGGCAACAGCCGTGGCCACCGTGTACCGCAGCGTCCTCAAGGTGCCCGTGGGCGCCTGATACGTCACCACGACGTTGCCGAAGGGGGCGCACCCGCCGACCAGTTGGTAGAAGAGCGTCTCTGCCACGATGCTCTGGTCGACCGCAGGGTAGATCACAGGGGCAAACGTCCCGATGAGCGCAGCCGCCGGAATGTCGCCCGTCTGCAACTTGAGGTAGGTCCGCGCCTTCTCGACGCCAACCACGTTGAGCAGCGCTGCGGTAACGGCATCCTGCGTGCCTGCCCCGATGGCCCAGACGGCAAACGGGAGCCGAAGCCGCAGTTCAGCGTCCGACTCGGTGTAGCGCCCTGGCGACACCGTCTCGCCCGGGGTGATCTGCACGCTGGCAAGCCCCACGGTGGGATTCACGATCTGCGTGATGGTCGACGGCGCGAACGGGCCGTCCTCCGTGCATGTGGCTGTCGCGTCCACAAAGCCTGTGCCCGCGATGGTGGCGTCGGCGTCGAGGCCGAACGCGTACACGCCTGCGGGGTCTGAGAACAGCGACCCCGCGCCGACCAGCGTGCCTGCCGTCCCGCTGAGCCGCAGGCTGACCGTCGACGGCGCCGCAGCCTCCCGCCCGATGAACACCCTGCGCGCTACCGCGTCGAGGGCGTCTCCACGAGCACTTACGGGGTCCAGTGCATCAATGGATGCACCGATGGCTTGAAAGTTGCTCACCACGGCTTCTGCGACCGCTGAGAAGACGCAGAACACGGGCGAGGACTCGTTGGTGGGCGTCTGCGTGCCGGCGACGACGTCAAACCTCGTTACCAACCCAAGCCGCGCAGCAGCGATGGTTGGCACGTAGAAGAACCCGTCAGGCTGCCACCCCCAATCGGACGTGTTCGGACTGTCGATGTACTGGGTGATCATGGGAGCAGGCTCATCTGGTAGATGGTGGCGCCGGAGTACATGGTGGCGAGGATGGCCGCGTTGGGCTGCTGCTCGCCTGCGATGGTGATCCTACCCTCACTTGTGACCACCGTCATGCTGAACTGTAGCTGCCGCGTCTCTGGGTTGAGGCTCGAGACGATGTCCTCGATGCGAAGCACCCCGCTGACGCGACCCATGCACCGGCGCAGTTCGTTGCTCAGCGTCGGGGCGCTGAACCTGTTGCGCCCGATGCCGACCGCGTCGAAGCCGCCGGCTGCATCGTAGAACCACTCGCCACGGAACGTGTTGAGCTCGGCGTAGACGTAGCCCGCGACGACGGACTGCCCTTCGGCCCACGATCCACCCGGGAAGCTTAGGTCGAGGTCGTTGGTTGCGGTGAGGGCGGGGGCTTTCATTGAATGGTGCCTGTGCCGGTCGAGGTGGTGGCGCCCACGCCTGTTGCCGGCACGGTCTGCACCACGATGCCAGGGGCGACGGTGACCACGCCTGCCTGCTGGATCTCTGCGACGATTGCGGTAGCGAGGGCGGTCCATACCGTCGAGGCGTTGGCTGACTGCGGCACGTTCGCTGCGGTCATGGCTTGGCTGATGCGCGTTGCAAGTGATGCGGCGGTCATGGCTCCTTGATCTGCAAGAGGTCGGTGGCGATGGTTGCCGCCTGAGCGTTGATGCTGAGCGGGAACGGACCAGCGACTGCGGTGGATAGCGCGAGAGCTAGGTCATACAGCTTCTTGACCACGTCAACGCTTGCGTTGCCGAGCGCGACCTTGCCGTCGATGAGCCGCAGCGTGGTGACAGGCGGCGCCGCCGTGACAACGGGAATGGCGAACGAGTCAGACAGGCTGAACCTGCGAGCGTCCATGGGCGAGCCTGCGTTCCACCCGTTGGCGCGCGCCTCGTCGGTACTGCGCGACGCGCACACGAGGAGCACGATGTCGCCCACCGCAGGCTCGAGCTCGATGGCGCCCTGCCCGAACGCTGGCAGCATGACAGGGACGTTGGGCACCACGGGCCGGTCGGTGTAGGTGCCGTCTGCATACTTCCGCCGGACCAAGGGCTGAGCGTCGATGGTGGCGCCGTCGACTGCCACGACCCGCGCCGGCATGGCGGCGAACCAGTCGCTCGTCTGCGCGAGCACGGACGCCATGAGCGCCTCTTCAACCAGCGACGGCATTGCTGATCCTCCGTACGCGCAACGTCGTATCCCAAGCGTCACCGTGCGTGTCGCCTGAGTGGGTGATGGCAAACACGGTGTAGTCGCCGGAGTAAAGCCTCGACTCAAGCCGGATGCGCTGGCCGGGCCGCACCGCCGGCATCAACTTGCACTGCACGCGCAAAGAGCCCGGCGTTCTTCGGTTCATGCGCTCCGTCCACTCCGGCTGCGGACTGCCCATCATCCCGGTGTTGGGCGACACGAGGATGATGTCGCCGACGGTGATGTCATCGGGCGGCGTGAGCACTAGCTTGCGGTCGATGATGAGCACGTCGTAGCCTGTGCCTGCGATCAGTTCTGCAAGCGACGACAGCGCGGGTCCGTCGACCACCCTGTTGGGTAGGATGGTGGACCACTGCGTGTTGCGCAGGTCGGCCTTGAAGTCTCCGACCTCCACGCCACCCTCTGCGATGGCGTCAGCCAACTTGCTCGCCACAGCGGCCATGGACACGCCGCGGAAGGACGCCGTGAGCCGCTGGCCTCGAGCGTGCCACCCCTGCGACATGATGACCTCAGACTCCCAGCCAAGGGGCGGCGGGCGATGCTGCGTGCGAACCACGTCAGCGTCGATGAGCAGCGGCAGAACACCGCCAGAGATGGCGACGTCGTCGTCGTAGCCGGCGCGCAGCGCAAGCCGCACGTCGGGCAGGTTGAGAAACTCTCGCGAGGTCGGGCTCAGGTTGCGCAGGCACACCTTGCCAGGTTGACTCTGGCTTCCCTGCGACACCTCAAAGCGCACGCCGAGCCCTTCCCACGTTATGGTTTGCCGCTGCTGGACAGAGTACGCTGTGACCGCCACGCGCCTATTCCAGAAGCGTGTCGTCATGCGCTCTCAATCTCTTCAAGCGTCATGTAGATGAGTTGCACCCGGTCACCGAGGTCGAACTCGCCGGGGTCCACGTATCCGTCCCCGAGGTCGACTACGGCAAGACCGCCAGTTGGGCGCAAGGGCGACACGCACCCGGCGAGCGGCCACGAGCCAGATAGCAGCGGTCGGCGGATCAAGATGGGCGTGCCGTCCGCAAGGCAGAAGTTCATGCGCCACGTCTGGTCGCGCGACTGCCACGTCAGGTCGATCTGGTACGTGACGCCATCAAGCACGGCTTGCAACCGCTGTACCGGTTGGCGCGGGTCTATGCGGATGAGAATCATGGCGACATCAAAAGGGAGGGAACTGAACAGTCCCAATCGGGACAAAGAACGACGCTGCCGGCATTCGCAATCGCTGCATCTGCGCCGCTTGTTCCCTTCCGTAAGCGATAGCTTCTGGACTCGTCCAGTCGGACTGAATCCGCTCATACTCGGTAGACAGCGTGTCCGTTGGCCGAGACGTCAGCGTCACCTCTGAGTACAAGGCGCCATCCTGCTGTCCTCGCCCTCGACGTGGCCTCACGATGGGAGGGATTGAGAGCATCTGACGCGTGGCGATCATCACCTCGACGAACTCCAACGACGGGTAGATCGCCTCGCCCGTCTCGCCGGTGCGCGTCCACGTCACCGACCGTAGCACGAAGTTCTCGAGCACCCCGTCTTCGGTGGTTAGCTTGAGCAGTTGCTTGCTGTTGCGGAGCCGAACAAGTCTTGCTCCCATCTCGATGTCGCGGTTCGGTGAGGGTTGCTCGGACCCTGCGGTGTTGGGCGCGGTCGAGGTCATCACCTCTGCCGTGAAGGTGCGCGGCAGAAGCTGCACGCCGTCTGCCATGGGAAGGTCGCCCTCGACCGGGTACTGCGTGACGTTCGACGGGAGTTGGTGCCCCTCGCTGTACGACACATCGAACGTGAGCTTCGTGCCGTCTGCCGCCTCGATGCGTAGGCCACTGATCCTGATGTCGCGCATGTTACTGCCCTCTCACTCTGGCATCGCCAATGAAGCGCAGCAGAGACGTCTGCATGGTGTCTACGAGACTCGTGGACACGCGAGCACCGAACTCGTCGGGATCGGTGCCTTCGGGCGCAGCCACCTTCACGTCGCCAACACGAATGTTGATGCTCTGCTGGTTCGATTGTGATGACCTGACGCCTGGGGCCATCGACGGAGGCGGATACATGGGCGCAAACCCCTGCCTCACCGTTGCCGGCATGTTTGGGTCGTCAGGCCGGAAGTGAAAGCCCTTGAACGTTCCTTCGGTGATCGGAACATCGCCAGACTTCATGACGTAGTCGTCGTCCTCATCGATCTTTGTGCCTCTGTACACGCCATAGATAGCGCCACTCAGTCCGATTGCGCCAAGTATCAACGGCAAAGCTGCCAGCGCTGCTGCGGCTATGGCACCTACACTCAGACCTCCTCCAACGGCTGCTGTCGCACCTGCCGCCGCCCCTGCGCCGAGGACGCCACCCTTGAGAGCGGCAAGCCCGAGGATGATGTTGGCAACGCCCGCAACGGCGGTGACCACGGCTGCTAGGACAGGCGCGATGAAGGCTACAGTCAGGATTTTGTCGAGGTTCTGCAACGCCAAGAACAGGAAGTCCTTGTGCTCGGCCATGAACTTGCCGACCGTATTGATCATGTCGACCATGGTCTTGAAGGCCTCTCGTGTCTCCGCAAGAAACTGCTTCACCGCATCAGGGTTCTTGATCATGAACTCGATGCCTCGCTGCACCGAGTCGAACACGTAGTTGAGTCCTTCGCCAAGCGACTTTGAGAAGGCAGACCCACCCTGACCGGTCATCATGTCCGACAAGGCCGTCAGGATTGCCATCATCCGCTCAGCCGTGCCGGTCTTGTTCACCGAGTACATCATGAGCAGCCACGAGTCGCGCAGCTTGTCGAGCGCGCCGGCAAGCGTGTTGACCTTGAGCTCGGCGGCTTGTTTCAGTCGGTCGCTCATTCCAAGCGTGGACAAGAACGAGATCACGTCAGCCGTGGTTCGTCCGATCCTAAAGCGAGGCTGGTCGCCAAGCTGCCCCATGATGTCGCCTTCCTTGAAGGCGCCCTCGTTCTTCCGCTGAATGAAGATCTGATAGCCGAACCGCGCGATGTAGCGCTCGAGCACGCGCGTGTAGCCGATGCTGACGTTCTTGGCGCCTTCCACGAGGTCAGACAAGCTGACGTTGGCGGCGGTGGCCACGTTGTTCAACGCCGTCATCCGGTCGATGGTCGGGTCGAGGCCGAACGAGGTCAGCTTGGCGAAGGCGTCGGCGACCTCGAGCACGGTCGAGCGCGAGCCGACCGCGAACTTGGTGACGAAGTCCATGGCGCGTTGCGCCTTCTCCGCACTGCCGGTGGCGATCTGCAAGTCGGCTTGCACGTCTTGAAGTTGCGCCGTCGCCTGGAACCACGACATGCCGAGACCGGCCCCGACGCCCATCGCTCCTAGCGCGCCGGTGCGGAAGATCTGCGTCGACCCTGCAATCTGCCCGACGCCGCGGCTTGCGAGGCCGACGCCGGCAGCCAACATTGAGATCCTACGTCGGGCGCCATATCTATCAGCATCGCGACGTTGGTTGCGCTCTTGCTGATAGGCCAACTTTCTATTGTCGAGGTCGAGGCGCTGCTGCATGATCTCAAGCCGCTGCGCGGACAACACGCTCCAGCGTTGCTCTTGCTCCAACCGACGCTGCTCGCTGACGAGCATTGCCCGCCTCGAAGCAAGGCGTTCGCGTCGCGCCTGCGCATTTCTGCGGAGGTTGTTCGCATTGTCCGTCACAACGTCCGACACCGGCTTGTTGCCGATGGTGCGGTTCAAGGCATCAAACTGCGTCTTGACCTTCCCAAGCGACTCCGCAAGCTTATTGTTTGCTGCGTTTGCGGAGTACGTCGCCCTCGCATAGGAACGCATCGCGGTCGCGGCACCTTTGACTGGTTCCGTGACTTCAGAAAAGGCCTCCTTCACGCTCTTGAGCGACGCCAGAATCGCCTTCTCGCTCGCGTCATCAAGTTTGTACGAGAACGCGGCGACGAGCTGTCTGACGATTTCTGCGCTCATGCTCGCTTTGCTCGCTTACGGGAGGACTCGGATAGCGCCTTCTTGTGGGCGGCAGACTCTATCGTCGCCTTGACCTCGAGGTACTCTAGCGCCTGCTCGAACTCGTCGAGCGTCCACTCGTCGTTCACCTCTCGGAGGCTTCCGAGTCCGGCATCGACGATTCTCCAGAGGGCCCAGTCGACATACTCATGGGGCTCAATGATCCGACGAATCTCGTCAGTAGCGAGCCCGCCAGGCTCTCGCTGGACTCGAGCGTGCCGACGATGCGCTTGAGTCCGTCGAGAAAAACCGGCTCAAAGTTGACCCTCACCACCCACGTCAATGCTCGGACATACTCGCCAAAGCCGCCCTGAGAGGAGACGTTCTCAAGGTCGACCCTGCCGCCCAGGTTGACCCCGTCCCTTGTCGTCTGCGACATGAGCACGGTGTCGAACTGCGAGACGTCGAACTTGATGAGCGACAGGCCAAGGCCTTGAAGGACCGATGACCAGCCGATGGAGCCGTCGAGGGCGCCACCGAGCACGACCGACAGCATGGCCGACACCTGCCGTGCCTTGCCGCTTGGCAGACGCGTCGTGGTGTACTCGTGGGGGTTGCCGTCGTCGTCGACAATGGTCGTGGTGAAGACGCGGGGAGGATTGATGTACGGTGTCTGTGATGCTGCACTCACAGGAGCCTCGTTGGCGTGGGGGTGGTGGTTGGGGTCGCGTGGGAAGTGTTACACCGCCATGAGCGATGCGCCCTGCTGACGGAAGCTGACATCAAGGTGGAACTCGTAGCTGATGGTCTGCACGTCAGTGCCGATACCGGGGTCATCCGCACGCTTTGCCGGTCGTGCCATGCCGGAGATGACGTTGGTGGGTCGCAACGTGTCTTGAATGCGCACAGGGATCGGAATGTTGGTGGCGAGCGCCGCCAGCACAATGCCTTCCATGACTGAGACGTCGGCGGAACCTTGCATCAAGTCAATCTTGAGGCTGGCCAGCGGATTGACGACTCGGACCATGCCGACCGTGCCGCCGACGCCACTCTTGGCCGCGAAGCCGTCCTCGCCGCTGAGCGTGTAGGTCGAAGTGTCGGCGAACTGCGTGAACGGATAGCCGCCCAAAGTGACGTTGTTGGTACGAGGGTCGAGGGTAGGCATCTTACTCTCCGTAGATCAGGTTGGCGGTGTAGACGAAGTTGCCGACGGCTCCCGCAAGGCCGCACTGGAACGTGACCTCATACCGGCGCTCGGTAAGCCATGACGGGTAGAGCTCGGCCACCTGCGCGAACGTGGGAGCGCTCGTGAACGTGAAGGAGTTGGCGTTGAACTTGCCCGCCGACACGCCGAGGTCGTACACGGTGCGCACGATGCTCTGCATGACGGTGTAGCCGCCATCGTTCTGCGGGATCTTGCTGCCGAGGTCGCGCACCTGCGTCATGATGCGCAGCGCCTGCTCGTCGAGACGCGCCTTGAACCACGCCCGCGTCACGACGTCGTCGAAGAACTTGTAGTCGGCGCTCGCCTGCTCGAGGATGCGACCGCCCGTGGTGCCACCGTTCAGCAGCGGCAGGAACAGGGACGCCCCCTTGCCGATGGCGTAGTTGCGCGCAGTCCCGTTGATCTGGTCCGCGATGCCGCCGACAACCGGAGTGAGGTTGAGGGTGGTGGTGGTCGTGTCCTGGTTGACCGACAGGAAGTTGGCGAGGGCGCCGGCAGCCACGTACTCCGACGTGATGGCGTGATACAGCACCTTGCTGTTGAACCAGCCACGCACACGGATCTGCGAGGCGACGTCAGACGTCGCGCTCGTCAAGATGTTGGCGTCGGAACTCTGCGAGTACTGCACCTTGCGCGGGTTGGCGAACACCCACTCGGCGGCTTGGTACACGTCCTCGTCGGTGCCCGTGACCACGCAGAGCGCGAACCACGAATCGTTCTCACTGGTGAGGTCGTCGAGCTCGGTTCCGACGGACACGTTGGGCGTGGCGGTGACCAGCGTGCCGGTGCCTCCACTGGGGGGCGTGAAGGTCGCCGTGAACCCGCGACCGGCAACGTCAGCGGTCACTTGCACTACGTTGGTCGCTCCCGCGGCAGTCACCGCGGCACCTGCCACGCTGTTGATGTCTGCCCGCAATAGCGTCGCGATGGCGTTGGCCGTCGCGCTGCCAGAAGCGGTGACCGACCCCGTGTACGTCGTGCCGTTCGACGTGAGCTCCCATGCCCATACGCCGTCGGCAGCCGCCGTGA